ACTTAACTCGCCCTTAATAAAGGGATCATTATGTTAGATGAGTATATAAAATTATTTTCTGGTTATGATGGAGATTTTGGCATTGCCGACATGTCCAAAGCAAAGCTTGACTCAGAAAGAAATAAACTTAAGCCAGATTACGAATGGGCAGGAAGACCAATCACTCCAGTAGATTATAAAAATCACATTGATGGAAAAATATCAATCGGTATACAACCTTGTAAACTTGATAAAACAGCACAATTTGCTTGTATTGATATAGATCCAAAAAATTATTCAGAATTTAAAATAAAAAATTACTTAACAAAATTTGAACAATATAAATTACCTTTAGTTCCATTATTATCTAAAAGTGGTGGATTACATTGTTATATATTTTTAAAAGAACCTATTCCAGCTGCAGATATAATAGAAGCAGTAAAAGCTTTTCTTCTTCCATTAGAACTAAAACCAAACACAGAAATTTTTCCAAAACAAAAAGAATTAAAGGAAGATGACAAAGGAAATATAAAACCAGGTAACTTTATTAATTTACCTTATTACAATAATGGAAATACAACACGCTATGCTGTAGATAAGAATAATTCTAAACTATCTTTAGAGCAGTTTATAAAATTAGCGAATGAATCTAAAATAACAAAAGAAAGATTAGATGCATTAGTAGAAGAAACACATAAAAATATTTTATTAGGATCAAATCCAGAATTTTCTGATGGTCCACCATGTTTGGCAAGATGTTCTAAATCTAAATTAGATGATGGCAGAGATCGATTTATGTATAACTATATGGTTTTTGCTAAGAAAAAATACAAAGACAAGTGGCATGATTTTGTAGCAAAAGCAAATTATGCATATTTAGAAAATCCATGGGACAAATCTAAGTTAGATCAAAAATTAAAAGCATGGGATAAAGAAACAGCAGGACATACTTGTTATGAAGACCCTATTCAAGACAAATGTATGAGAAGTTTATGCTATTCTAGACCCTTTGGAATTAAGTCAGATAGTATTAATGCTTTTCCTGAAGTTACAGATTTTCAAAAAATAAATTATGAACAACCGGAGTATAGATTTAATGTCATTTTACCAAATGATGACAAATGTGAAGTTGTTATTCCTAATTTAAAATTAATGACAACACAAAAAGATTTTTTAATGTTAGTGTGGGATCAAGCTGGAACACATTTTGAACCCCTTAAGCCAAAAGATTTTAGAGCTAAATTAAATGAGTGGAAAAAAAATGGTCAAACTATTAAACCACCAGAAGGAACACACATTGATGATATTTTAAAGGAAGAATTATATCAATATTGCGTTAATGGACCACGAGCAAAAGAAAGAATACAATTAAAAAATGGAGCATGTTTTACAGAAGATGGACAACATTATTTTAAATTTACATCATTCATTACACACTTAGGAAATGGTTGGAAGATTGACCAACAAAAAATTGCACAAAAATTAAAAGATAATTGTAAAGTAGAATTTAATTATTCTTTTAACATAGATGGAAAAACAGAAAAAGTTTGTAGAGTCAAACAATTAGAAACTAAACAGATAACCTATAAAACAACTGAAAGAAAAGACTCAAATTACTAATGAGATATAAAGTTATTGGCCCCCCAGGTACAGGTAAAACAAGAAGATTATTAAATGAAGTACAAAAATATGTAAAAAAAGGAATACCACTTAATAGAATAGGATATTTTGCCTTTACACGTAAAGCAGCAGGCGAAGCAAGAGACAGATATTTAAAGGTTGAAACACATCTATCCAAAAAAGATATTAAACATTTTCAAACATTACATTCATTGGCTTTTAATAATTTAGGTTTAAAAGAAGAAAATGTAATGCAAGAGCTTAACTATAAAAGAATTGGAGAAGAATGTGGTATTCAAATAACTTATGCTTCTTACGAAACTAATAGTTGGAATGGTATTTTTTCTTCAGACAGTGAATATTTAAATTTAATTAACTTAGCAAGAGTCAGACAAACTTCTCCATTAGATGAACTTGATAGAAATGAACATCTAGGAAAAATAGAAAGATTTAAACTAGATGCTATTGCAGCAGAGATTGCTGACTATAAAAAAGTGAATGGATTAATTGACTTTACTGACATGTTGGACAAATTTTTAGTTAAAGGAAATGTCAAGAATAAATTTGATGTTATCTTTGTCGACGAAGCACAAGACTTATCTCTTATTCAATGGAAAATGATAGAACAAATAGAAAGAGATAATCAATGTGATGTATGGGTAGCAGGTGATGATGATCAAGCTATTTTTGGTTGGGCTGGTGCAGATGTAGATTCTTTTATTGATTGGGAAGCAAAAAAAATACCACTACAGCAATCCGAAAGAGTTCCAAGTGAAATACAAATAAAAGCATTAGGAATTATAGATCGTGTTCAAGACAATAGATTAAGTAAAGATTATTTTCCTAAAAAAGAAACAGGGGAAATACTATTACAGTTTAAATTATCTGCTATCGATATGACTAAGGGAAACTGGTTAATATTAGCAAGAACTAATCCATTACTTAAACCTATTCCAAGATATTTAAAAAGTCAGGGTTTATTTTTTGAAACAGTACAAGGTAATAGTATAAGTAAAACACTTTTTGAAGATATTGATTATTGGAATCAAATAAGAAAAGGAGAAAAAATTCCAGAGGTACATGAACAAAGAGTTTTAGAAAGAATGAGTAAAAGAGATAACACAAAAGAATGGTATGATGCGTTTGATCAAGTTGCATCACCTACAAAAGATTATTTACGTTCTATGTTGGCTAACGGCGAAGACCTTAGTAAAAAACCTAGAATAAAAGTATCAACAATTCATGGAGCAAAAGGAGGAGAAGCAACAAATGTTGTTTTATTTTTAAATCAAACTCTTAACACTATGAAAGCTGCTAAAAAATCTGTAACTAAGCAAGATGAAGAGTATCGTGTTTGGTATGTAGCAGTTACTAGAACCATACAGAAATTATATCTAATCAAATGTAATAATAGACAGAAGGAGTTTAAAATATGAGTGCATACGATAAACAAATTGGTGGAAAACATTATCAGAAATTTTCGATACAGCCAAGTAAATTTGTAATTGAGAACGAGTTGCTTTTCCCGGAAGGAAATGTTATTAAATATGTCTGTAGACACAGATACAAAAATGGAAAGGAAGATTTAGAAAAAGCTGTACATTTTATTGAAATGATAATTGAAAGAGACTATCCAACAATACCAATGACAGAAGAAGAGGAATATCGAAACGCCGGTATTACTAAAGAACAAGCAGAGAAAACTTACCCTCCACAAAATTCGTGGGGAATGATTAAACCAGCTAAGACTACACAAAAAGAATGGGTCGAAGGCTACGAAGAATGGAAGAAAGGATGTCCTCATAACTAATGTTTAAAGCACAAACTGAATGGAATAAACCAGAAGAGTTTCCAGATTTACGAGACTGTTCTCAAATTGCAATTGATTTAGAAACACATGATCCTGATTTAAAATCAATGGGATCAGGCGCTGTAGTAGGTAGAGGAAAAGTTGTAGGTATCGCTGTAGCCACAGATGGCTACTCAGGATACTTTCCTTTTGATCACAAAGGCGGAGGAAATTTAGAAAAAGCTAAAGTAATTCAATGGTTTACAGATGTTTGTAAGTCTAATGCTGACAAAATATTTCACAATGCAATGTATGATGTATGTTGGATAAGATCCATGGGTATCAAAATAAATGGTAGAATCTTTGATACTATGATTGCAGCATCATTAGTTAATGAAAATAGATTTAGATTTGATTTAAATTCTTTAGGTTGGGACTATGTTGGCCGTGGTAAAAATGAAACAGAATTAAGAGCTGCAGCAAATGAATGGGGTATTGATCCTAAATCTGATATGTGGATGTTACCATCTATGTATGTAGGTAGTTATGCAGAAAGAGATGCTGAACTAACATTAGATTTATGGAAAGTCATGCAAAAAGAAATTATTGACCAGGATCTAGAAGCTATTTTTAATTTAGAGACAGACTTATTTCCATGTTTAGTTGATATGAAATTTAAAGGCGTTCGTGTCGACGTGGAAAATGCGCATAAGCTGAAACAAAAATTGTTTGAACAAGAAAAGCAATTGCTGCAAGAAGTAAAAAAAGAAACACAAATAGATTGTCAAATATGGGCCGCACGATCGATAGCCAAAGTTTTTGACAAACTTGGATTAGAATACGAAAGAACTTTAAAGACCAAAGCGCCTTCATTTACAAAAAATTTTCTCTCTGCTCATAGTCATCCTCTAGTACAGAAGATAGCAAAAGCAAGAGAAGTTAACAAGGCACATACAACATTTATTGATACTATTATAAGATATGAACATAAAGGTAGAATACACGCAGATATTAATCAAATAAGATCTGATCAAGGTGGAACAGTCACTGGAAGATTTTCGTATTCTAATCCTAATTTACAACAGATTCCCGCTCGTAACAAAGATTTAGGTCCATTGATAAGATCCCTCTTTGTACCTGAAGAAGGTTGCGAGTGGGGATGTTTTGACTACAGTCAACAAGAACCAAGACTTGTAGTTCACTATGCATCCCTTGATCAAGATACAAGTGTCTTTGGAGTTAAAGATGCTTATCTAAATTCAGACGCAGACTTTCATACAACTGTTTCTAAAATGGCTGACATACCACGAGACCAAGCTAAAACAATTAATCTTGGTTTATTTTATGGAATGGGTAAAGCTAAGTTGCAAGCAGAGCTAGGAGTATCAAAAGATAAAGCGGAAGAACTATTTGCTATCTATCATCAACGAGTTCCATTTGTAAAAACATTAATGAAGTCTGTATCTAACAGAGCACAACAACGAGGACAAATCCGTACGTTGCTAGGTCGTCTTTGTCGCTTCCATTTATGGGAACCAAATCGTTTTGGAATAAATAAAGCTTTACCATTTGAGCAAGCAGTGCAAGAACATGGACAAGGTAATATAAGAAGAGCATATACATACAAAGCATTAAACAAACTTATACAAGGATCAGCAGCAGATATGACTAAAAAATCAATGCTTGATTTATACAAGGAAGGTATTATAGCTCATATTCAAATTCATGATGAATT